GTAAGTCTTATATCACGGGACGAGCTTGCTATCATTATATCATATTTTATTATTATTTAGAAACTTTGTTTATTATTTATTTTCTATTTGTAACTTTTTATCTATCATTTTTATTAGTTCTGGCATATATTTCTTTTTGTTAGTATGAACTAAGTCGTGGTGCTTCTTACATAGCGGTATTACGTTTCCTATATACGTTTTTCTTCCTCCCTGTAGTCCTCCGTATCTTATATGATGCATCTGGATCTGATTATTACCACAAATAGCACAGCGTCCGTTATATAGCTCTATAGTCTTCTGATATACTTCTTTTTCTGCTTTATTCATTTTCTATTTGAAACCTTTTAGTCCTGATTTATTAACTTTTTAAAGTTTGAGTTTCTGCTATCGTTTATAGCATATCTGATATAGTCTCCCTCTTTGTTTGTTCTCGCATCTTGTACCTTTTGTTCTGGTCTAAGATATTCGTATTCCTGCTGTAGTTTTCTTCTGGCTCTGGATACACTTTCGAATACTGGTATATTGTACTCTTTTCTAAAGCTTTTGTTATAAAAAAGTTGTACGAATGCTTTACTATTTAACACTCCATATTTAGTACAGTAAATAAAATATAAGTACATATCGTCTTTTCTTGCTACTGGCTCTTTTTCTAAAATTTTTTTAACTTCATTTTCGATAGTTTCTAATTTCTTCATTTTATATCTCCTCTATTTCAATTCTATATTTATATTCGAATAGCTTCTTTTTCAGCCTATATACGTCCGTCCTAAAGCCTTTTACATCTACAACGTGTAATTTATCGTCTTCGGTTGTTTTGTACGTAAAATCGGCTCTATACGTTATTTTTCGGCTTGTTTTATTGTTTAGCTTAAAACTTGGCTGGAGTTCGTACTCTTTTTGTAGCTCCAGTTCTTTTATTTTTCCTGCTTTCTCTAGAAGTTTTAATTTTATATAGTAATTCTTTTCTCTGATGCTGTCGAAGGTATAGCCGTCATATTCTACTTTCTTATTGTGATATTTGCGTACCATATTCCCTCTGGATCTGGTTTTCTAATAATCTTAGTTGTAACTTAATACTATTTATTGCTTCTAGATTAGCTTTATAAATGGTTTCGGCTATGTCTCTTTTAAATCTCGCTTCTGCTACTGACGGAATACCATAGCAAGTTAAAGTAATTACTCCTATTGCTTGCCCTTCGTCTCTTAACTTTAATACTTCTTGCCTTAGTAGTACTTTATAGTCTCTTTCTGCCTGTGCGTAGTTTGTTCCTGTTTTCCTTAGTGATCTGATACTTACTTCTAGCTCTTGTATTTTACTTTCTAGTTCATTGTATAAATTCATTGTTTCCTCCTAAAATGGAAGGTCTTCATCTGTGTATTCGAACTGATCCTGTACTTCTGTTTTTGTTTTTAGGTCTTTGAACTCGTTATCTTCTTCTTTTTTCTTTTCTAGGAACTCTAGTTCTTCTACTAGTAAATAATTGTTATATCTGTTTTTTCCTTCTTTGTCTTGGTATATGTCTACTTGCATTCTACCTGATACAGCAATTAAATTTCCTTTAGTTTGATATTTTACTAAGTTCTCGGCTGTTTTTCCCCATACTCTACAGTTAATAAAGTCTGCCACTTTTTCTCCGTCTCTATTTGTTAGTCTATTTGTTGCTAGTCTGAATTCGCATATACTTTTGCCTGTGCTAGTGCTTCTTAGTTCTAAGTTATTGGCTATACGCCCTGTTATGAAACATTTATTCATTTATTTATCTCCCTTCTTATTTAGTGCTGATAAAATTATCAAAGTTACGCATATAATCGTAGTAATTATAATTGCTTTCATTACTCTACCTCCTCTAATGCTTTTAATATTTTTTTAATATCTACTGTTGCTATATATGTTTGGTCTTCTATAATTACTTTTAAATAATTTACTAATACTTTATATTTATCTTCCATATTATCCTCCTAAAAAAAGTCGTTTCTTGATACTCCGTATTCTTCGTACGGATCTATTTTTCTTGGCTCGTAGTTATCCTCTATTTCCTGTTTTAAATCGTCTATTTCTTCTTGTTTATTATGATATTCGTATAGCATATCTTTTAAAGCGTATATTAGGCTGTCTACTGGTACTAAGTTTCCTTTTAGTTCGTAGTCTACGCCTGTTACTTCTGATATTTCTTTTATTTTTTCTAGATCCTCGTTTGTTAAGTCCCAGTACATATTATCCACCTACTTTTTATCCTCTAAATTTATCCCCATATCAATATAGCTGTTAATAATATCATTTCTTAATAATTCGTCCGTTCCTGCTTGCTCTAGTGCCATTTTACCAAACTTATACCAGCTACTCTCGTATACTACTTCTTGTCCTTTTGGTACTACGTCTTTTATTTTTACATTTTCGTTATATAAATCGTGCCAGCTGTTAGTTTCCATATTCAAAGTCTTTAATTTACCTTCTAACTTTAATAGCTGGTGTGTAGTCATTTCTTCTAAAGAAGTCCATAACTCTTTTTCTACTACGGCACTTAGTCCTGCTTTTACTACTCCCATTTTTCGCATTAAATCTCCGATTACCACTTTTATTACGTATTTAGCTTCCTCGTCCCTAATAAACATATTATTATAAATTTCAAAGGTTTTATTTTTTTGCTTAGATCTTTCTATATCTTCTGCACTTGCTATAGCTGTATCTACTCCGAAACCTGCAAAGCCTAAAGCTCTACCTACTGCTGACGTTTCGCAGTTTTCTACCATTGAAGTTTTATTTATATAGTCTTTTTTACTATCTCCTGTTAGCATCTCGCTAGCTGTTCCAGTACTTATAAAACTTCCTTTTTCGTCTCTTACTTCTGCTCTTACTCTTACGTAGTCGTCTCTTAGTTCTTCTATCTGTGTAATTATTGATCCTGTAGGATAAACTTTTCTATACGCTTTTATTCTCTCGTTTACCTGAGCGTATCCTTTAGTACCTAGTTTTATATTTTCTATTTCTTCATTTGCTTTTTTTATTTGTTCGTAACTTACTTTTATATCTTCTTTCATTAAATATCCTCTTTTCTATAATTCTCTAACTCTTTAATTTCTCTTTCTAATATTTCTATTTCTTTTTCTTTATCTGGATCGCTTAGTAATTCGCTTAGTAGTATTATTGCTTCCTGATATTTTTCCTCCATGTTATACTCCTTTTTTTAGTAGTTCGAATATATCGTCGTATTTGTCTTTAAAATTGTTATATAGTGCTTCTGCTACTCTAAAGGACGCCTCGCTATTGCCTAGTTCTATTGCTACATAGTAGCTCTTAGATATTCCTAGTTTTTTAGACATTTCTAATTGATTAAGCCCTTGTTTCTCTCGGAAACTTTTTAAATTATATCTTTTCATTCTGTTACTCCTTTCTATTTTCATTATAAAAAAACGTTTTCATAATGTCAATAACTTTTTGCTATATTTTGGAAACTTTTTGTAATATTTACGTTTTTTATTTTCCTAATGTAACTTTTTTGATATTATTGTTACATAATACACTAGGAGGTTATAATATGATAAATCATAAACGCATTGGTAAACAGATTAAAGAACTGCGTCTCCTTCACGGTTGGAGGCAATATGAATTAGCTGAAAAAGTGGGCTTATCTCGTCCTGCAATTTGCAATATCGAAGCTGGTAAAAGAAGCCTTACACTTAATACTTTAAAACGCTTCTGCGAAGTTTTTGAAATAGATATATCATACTTCGGAATTGAGACGAATAACTTTGACGACGCTGTAGACGTTATCTCCAGAATAGACGCTCTTTTTAATAGTGATCTTCCAGCTGAGAAAAAAGAAGAACTATACCGTAAAATTATGAAAATTTATCTAGACAGCATGGATAATTAACTATTTGAAACATTTTGCTTAAAAAAAAGTTCGTATTTAATTTTTAAATGTTCTTGCTCTGCATACAGTTTAAATAACATTTCATAGAACTTCTCGATATTCATAATATCGCTCCTTTCTGAAAAAGTTATTAGTATTATGTACTTTATTTTCTATTTGTAAACATTGGAGGTTTTCTTTTTGAAAAAAGTTTTAAAAATAGGCGGTTATGTTAGAGTATCCCATGAAGAACAAAAAAAGTTCGGATACTCTACCAAAGCCCAGATAGAAGAAATAGAAAAATGGTGTAATGAAAATAATCATAACTTAATTGATTTATACATAGACGAAGGCTATTCGGCTTCCAACATGAAACGTCCTAACCTGCAAAGAATGATAAATGATCTTCCTAAATTGGATGCTATTTTATTCACCAGAATAGATAGACTTTCTAGGAATGTGTTAGAAGCTAATAAACTTTTGCAATTATTAAAACAGAATAATACAGACATGATAGCTATAAAAGAAGAAAACGTAGATACTACCACTTCTAACGGTATGTTTTTATTTAATTTAAAATTGTCACTAGCCCAGCATGAATTAGATAGAGGATCCGAACGTATTAAAGCTGTATTTGAGTATAAAGTACGTGAGGGTGAAGCCGTTACAGGCTCGCTCCCTTTTGGCTATAAAATTGGTGAAAAAGACGGAAAAAAAGTAATAATCAAAGATAAAGAAACCGAAGCTATTGTAAATGATATTTTCGATCACTTTTCGACTTATCGTTCAATTCGTAGCACTTGCATATATATTAACAAAAAATACAATTTAACAAAGGACTATAGGACTTATGCTCGGATCTTGAAACGTGACTTATATACTGGAAAATATAAAGATAATTATAATTATGCTCCAGCTTATATTACAGAAAAAGAATACCTTTTAAATCAGGAATATATAAAAGGCAATGTAAAAGTCAGGAAGAATAAAAATGTATATTTATTTGTTGGTATGATTAAATGTCCTGAATGTAAGTCTTCTTTTGTTGGAAAATACTACGACGGAAAAAAAAGATATTATAGCTACGTCTGTGGTAAACATAAAAGTACTAAATTATGTAGTTTCAAAAAAGGAATAACGGAAGAAAAGATAGAAAAGTTTTTAATAGAAAACGTAGAAGACTTGTTAAATAAGCATATTGCATCTGTGCGTACAGACGTTGAAATACTTCCGAAGCCTGAAAAAGAAAAGCTTAAAAAACAAATAAAAGACATTAAAACAGAACTTGATAACCTAAATTATATGTTTCGTAAAGGTCGGATCTCTGCTTCTGATTATGATATAGAATACGACGACTTGGAAAAAGAATTAAAAAAAATAGAAGCCTTAACAACTTCTAACAAAGAAATAAAAGATATTAACAAGTTTTTTGTAAATGACTGGAAGACTATTTATAACAATTTAGAAAAGGAAAAAAAGCGGGCTTTATGGAATAGTGTTATAAAGAATATCACGATAGACGAAGACTTAAATATAACTCTTGTTTTTCGGTCGTAACTAGACTACTCCTGTCGGAGCTGTCCTTTTTGTACCATAAAAAAAAGACTAGGAATTATCCTAGCCTGTTTGTATTATTTTTCTTGATTAGTGAATACTATAAATGCGTACGCACCTCTCATTATAAATACTCTTTCTTTAATAACTTCCTGACTAAGACTAGGTTACCGCCTAGTCTTTTTTATTTTCCTCTAAAATAGTTACTCTGTTTTCTATTTTATACATTCTGTCAATAAGTTGATTATGCTCGTGTACTTTTTGGTCTAGTTCGTTTATTCTAAATAGTACTAGGTCGTTATTTCTTTTATTAGCTAATATCGTAGCTACTATGCTAGGAACTGCTACGCATAGTCCTGATATTACAGCTGTTAGTACTGCAGTCATTTTTCCTCCTTATCTTAATATCCTACTACTCTAGTTATATAAATATTGTTTTTATTTAGTATGTTAGCACCTGACGGCATTACTGTTAATTCGACGTAATTTATCGGTCTAATACTTGTGCCTGATATTTGTACTGAAGTCTTTTTTGCATAAGAATAGCCTTCACCACTTGTATACGGATAATCTGCGTCTAAATATGCAATTTTTCCGTTAGGCTGATATATTTTAGTAGAATTATAATAATTATCGTTGTTTCTATAAAATATCTCCAAATAAGTAAAATTAGCTGCACTTTCGGAAAGTGTGATAGCACTATTTGAGCCTGTGGTATTGTTATACAACTCAGTTCCAAGTATTTTATTTAAAATGTTTAAATCATTTACTTCTAGGCTTTCTGTATCTTTTGGGAAACAATTTATACCAAGACTTCTTTTTAGTCTATCAAAGAACGCTATCGGAATACCTCTATTTAGCACTAAATTATATGTGGTCGTTCCTATCCTATCCTCTAAAACTACTTGGACGTTCCATTCGTAATTATTATCTAAAGTAAATTGCTGTTTTACGTCGTCCTGTAGTGTCGTCCAGTTGCTATATGTTGCATCCGAAACCTTTTTATAGCGGACTTTTATAGATATTGTATTTTTATTATCTAGGCTTGAATATTCCGCATTTACGTTTATATCCGTCTCACTATAGAAGTTATTCTGTCTTTGTAGAGTAATAATAGCCGTAGGTAATTCCCAGTTTAAGATAGTTATAGGTAAATCTTTGTTAGTAGTAATGCCTCTGCTGTCTGTTACTGATACTACAGCTGTAATATTATCAGAAATATTTAGCACTCCGATATTAAAAGTTGCGTTTGATCCACTAAAAGAAGCTGTATAAGTCTGTCCGTTAATAACCACTTTAGCGCTACTTAGAGTTGCATAGTTTTTTGCCTGTGCGTTCGTGACGTTTACTCTTAATGTACTATTGTTTCTGATTATTTGCTGGTTGTTTCCTGTAATAGCTGTCGTGGTTGAGTTACTGTCTAAATATGCCTGATTAAATGTAGGACTAGAATTTACTACGTGAGCATAAAATAAACAACTTTTCGTACCTATTTGAGTAGATCCATTATAGGTTATTACTGTAATATTTCCTTCTCCTACGCTTGCGTTCGGTATTTGCTGATATAGATTATTTGCTATTGCACTAGTATCCAGCGTGCAGTTATTTGTTACTTCTGTAGCTATTTGATATGAGTAGTTTCCAAAGTATAGTGTTACTGTATGAGTAAATGCTGTACTTTTTCTATTCATATGAATAGTTATTGTATCACCTATATTAAAGTCTGGGCTGTTTTGAGGCCACGTATTTATAGAAGGTTGGCTTGCTCTGGCTATTGTAGTTAGTGCCGTCCAGTTCGTACTTACTCCTCCGTTGTTTGGAGTCCATGCACTAGTACCGCCTTTATTAAATGAAGCGTAGGCATATCCTGATAGAGTTCCGTCGTCTTTATGTGTTACATTTATTGTTTCTGATGCGTTAGCACTAGCATTTGCTCCTAGACTTTTTAGATTTATGCTAGCTACTTGTCTGTCGTAGTTTTCTCGGTTGTCATGCCAATAAATTATTAACGTAGAATTATAACTACTGCTCCAGCTTGCACCATTTGACTTTATGGTAGCTGTGACTGTTACGTTAGAAGTGTTATTAGCGATATCTGTACTATTTTCGATAAAACTAGCTGTTAATGTATACTTATATCCATTGTTTGAAGTTAAGTTTACTGAATTAGATGCACTCGCCATTAGTTACCACCTCCTGCTACTGATACTAGTCCTATTCCGTCATTTACTAATTTATTATTATCGTCATAAATTTCAATAGGTATAAATCTCATTTTATTACATAAAGTTATTTCTTCTTCTACTACTGACTTTTTCATGTGAAACTCGTCCTTACTTACCCAGTATATCTGATTTCCTAATCTGTCGTATCCTGCAAATCCTACGGTATTATTCATTAGTACGTATGATCCGTCTACACCGTACATCTTTAGTCCGTCTTTATCTAGTTCGGCTATTAGCGTATTGGCTTCGTCATAAACCTCTAACTGTCCATTCTGATTTAGGTTACTTCCTAGCTTTAGCGTTCCGCCTTTAATTAGGTCTGCTGTTAGATTTATTACGTTTATTTGCTCCATGTTTAAAACATTATCAATAGTCCACGCACTACTGAATTGTCCATTTATTCCATTCTGTCCGAAGGCTATACCTCCGTTATTTATCATTATGACGTTTCTGGCTGTTTCTTTAGGTAAACTATCTACTACTAGGATCTTATCACCTTCATATATAACGTAACTAGATCCTAAAGCGTTCCATATTTTATCCTGAGCTTCTTTTAATTCGTCTCCTAATGTGACTTGAATTGTAGCTACACCTTCGTCTACAATTTTTTGAGTTTGATTAGTAATGCTATTCATTAGTCCAGACAGTGTAGGCGTAAAGTTTCCAAACTCGATCTGTGTATATTTATCTAAAACGCAGTCGTATTCATAGCTGATTATATTAGTTAGTAGATTTATTCCTAGCTTTTCGTCTATTACTTGTATTGTATCTCCTATATCTGATACTTTTTCTACGTTTGCTGATAGCGTGTAGTTTACTACTGGTAGCGAATTTGTTTCTATGTAGTTCTGTCCCTGCTCTGCTAGGTCGTTAACTAATGCCTGTGTATATGCATCCACGTCCACTTCTCCAGTTTCTTCGTCTTTGTAGTCGTCTTCTGATATGTTGCTCTGGTCGAAGCTCACCGTTTTTGTGAATGGTATTTCATACTGCGTTTGGCTTAGTAAATAAACTGATGCGTACGGATCTGTTGCGTTTAGTAGTATTCCATCTTTTCCTACTGGTAGTAGCTTCGTTACTACGTTGCTCCAGTCATAAGTAGCTTTAATATCTTTTAAGTTCTTACCATATCTAATAGTTACTCCGTTATCCTGTCCTAAACTTGCTTTTATTCCTATAGTCCAGTTATCACGGTATAAATGCCCTCCGTAACGTTCTAGTAGCACTTGTATAGCTTCATATAGGCTTTTTCTTACGCATCTATAACTTGCTATCTTAGTTATATCTGAAATAGTCGTAAATGGGCTGGTATTATCTGTCGAACTGTTTAGGTGGTCTAGGGCGTCATTACAATTTTTATCTACTACGTAGCTGTCTTGAATTAAATAATTCTTGCTGTCATAAAAAACGTGATAAGCTTTTATTTTTATTTTAGTTCTGGTGTTCTCTACGTTGGCTATTCTAAAAGGCTCGTCGCCCTGTGGTGTATTAGCTACTATGATATTATTAGGCACTAAATAGTCTATATAAGACAAAGGAGCTTCTAGGTCTAAGTAGAAGTCTCCGTTATCTTGTTTATGTACTTTTGCTTTTAAAGGTAAGATAATCTTATCACCATTTGAAGTATATATCTTGTCTGTAGCTTCAAATATTTTAATCATATTTTACCTCCTATAAATTATTTAAGTCTTTTAGTGCTGTTGAATTTATATTAAATGGTAAGTCGTCGTTTACTTGGCTTACGTTAGTTTGTCCTTCGTATGATAGCATATTATTATAAATGTCATCTAATTGATCTTGAATAGTATCGTTAAATACTTCGTTTGTTGGTGTTCCTAATTTGTAGTAAATAGTTGTATTGTGTGTACTTAGCCAAGCTTTAAAATCATTTACAGTAGATAATGATTTATTAGCAAATACAAACTCGCTTTGATATGTACTACATACATTATTTACACTTGCTAGGTTGCTTCTTATATTTGTTCTAGATGTTCCTTTAAAATAATTACTTATACAATTTATATTTTCTGTGTCATTTATTGAAGGCGTTGTAGTATTTCTATAAATAAATATACCTGCTGTTGAAAAGAAATAATTGTAATTTTCAGTTCCGTTTAATACTACTTTACCTGTATTTTTTCTTAAATACCATTTACCGTAGTCTAGTGTGCTTTTTTCTTCTGATGCTAGGCTATCATATATTTCATTACCTTTTATGGCTTTGAATATCTTATCTTCATAGCTTCCTATTTTACATATTTCTTTATCTCCTAATGTTAATAATGCACTATTGCTTTTATATGGCTCATATGTTGTTGCTGTTGAGCCTTTTTCTAGTTGTATTTTAAATTGTTGATTTGCAAATGATTGCTTATATATATAAAAACCTAGATTAACTTCAGTTGTTTCATTTAATGTAAAACTACCACTATTTGTTACTAAATGAGTTCCTGTTGCTTTGTTGTCAAGATAAGTAGCAATATTATTATCTCTTTGTAAAGTATATGTTCCTGCTGGTAATGTAAAGTTAAAATTATTTTTAAAACTAGCATTTGTTGAGTATACTTCTCCATGACTTGTGCCGTCTACATATAAGCTTCCATTAGCAACATAATATCTTAACCCATTTAAAGTAAAATCTTGATTAGTAAACGGTATTAAATTTTTCCCACGTACTACTACTTCGTTATCTCCACTAATAGTATGTATTGTTTGTGGTGCATCTATTGTTGGCTCTCCTTCTTGGCTTATATCAGTAGCATATAATTTATTCTTCATATAACTAAAAGCCGTATCAGTTAAAGTAACGCTTGTTCCTGATCCGTTTACTCTAGGTAGTGCATAATATACGCTTTCTATCATTTTTCTTAGGTCGCTATCATTATATCCACCCATAGCAAATATATTAAACTTATATTTATTTTGTATATCTTTTATATTTACTTTGTAATTACAATTCATATTTTCACCTCCTAAGCCGAAGGCGTAACGCTATTTATTGTTACGTCTTTTTCTATTTTTAGAATAGCGTTAAGTGGTGTATATATGTCACCGTTTACGGCTATTTGTAAGTCATAAAAATAGTTACCGCATTCTACGTTTTCTGTATCTTCTGGAGCTACTACTACTTCGTATATTTTACTTTTTTCTGTAGTTTGTTTTTTTGTTATTCCGTCACCTAATGACTTTTGGAATATATATTCTACGTCGTCATAGTTCTTTTTGCACGAAAAGTAAGCACTAGTTAAGTCTTCTTGTAGGTTTTCTATTTCTACACTAAAACGAAAAGTGTCACCTCGTACCATAAACATATTATTGTTATTCATTCTATTACCTCCTTTATAGCCACCTAGAATAGTTTTGTATCTGGATCTGAGTTATAGTACCCGTCCACGATATTGTATTTTTTCCTGCGTTTAGATATAGGTTATCGTAATCGCCTGTTACACTTCTATTCATTAGTTGGCTCGTATTTTGATTATATGCTTCCATATTAGCTGTATCTATGGTAATGGTAGATGCGGTCTCTCCTAGTTCTATTACTAATACTTCGTATCCGTTTACGCTTAAGTTTATAGTTCCTGATCCTGCTATCGTTATTACTGGCTTAGCTGTATAGTTACCGTTATTATTTATAGTAATTTCGTCCTGATTAGTTATATTATATGTCCTGATGCCTTCTACTGCTGAGTATTTGAAAGGTTGAACGTGCATCTTTACTTTAGCCGTTCTAAATCTTATTAGTCTCTCGTAATCTATCTGGTCTACTATTTGATAGTTGTAATACTTATCCTCCTCGTTAGAGAATGTTACCGTACCGCTACTATTAAAAAACGTCATTATGTCGTCTAGATTAAAATTACCGTATAGTCCGATATCTATGCTTTTATCATAAGCTCCATATCCTAAAGTAGTAACTATATCTCCGTCTCTACCGTCTATCTCCTTTGTTTGCGTTCTTTGTTTGGGCTTTGTGATAGGTGGTAGCTTGGATATTAACAGTCCTGTTAGATCGTTAGAATTATTTCCGTTTAGAATTATATAATTTCTCATATTACCACCTCCCTAGTTATATATAGCGTTTGTTATTGTATTCTCTACGAAGCGTCCTGCTACTTCGTCGTCTAATTCTATTTTCATTTCTGATAGTGCTTCTTTAAATGCGTCTACTATATTAAAGTAATTATTATTCATTCCTGTAGTTGTAGTTCCTACGTTTACGTCTGTATCAAAGCTGTTAGGAATAGCGTTCTGCATCTCGTTTGTTACGTTAGCCATTTCGTCTGAAAAACCTTCTCCTACACCTAGTGCTAGGTTTTTACCTACTTGGTCTCTAAATAAAGTTGATGGTGAGTTGATCCCGAAGAACGATTTAATTCCATCTACTATAGACTCCCCGAAACCTTTAATTTTATCTAGTACCCAGTCTTTAGCGTTATCGATACCATTCCATAATCCCTGAACTAGATTTTTACCTACATCTAGCATTCCTGATATTCCGCTCATGATACCATCTTTTACTTTTCCTAGTAATTCTCCACCTACACTAAAGATTTTAGAGTAATAGCTTGCTATTCCATTTACTAATGAGCTTATAATCTGCGGTATCTTGCTTACTAGTTGCGGTATAGCCTTTATTAAACCTTCGGCTAGTTTAACTATTAAAGTTATACCCATTTCGATTATCTTAGGTAGGTTATTCGTAATGGCTTCTACTAATTTATCTATTATGATAGGTATTTTATCTATCAGCTGTGGTAGTGCTTCTATTAAGCCTTCGGCTAGGCCTATAATTAGCTGTATTCCTGCGTCAATTATTAAATCTATGTTATCTATTAAAGTTTCTACTATTGTTATTACTGTCTCTACCATTTGCGGTATTAGTGTAGGTAGTTGCTGAGCTATTCCCTGTACTAGTGATACTATTACTTGTATTCCCATTTGTAGTATTTTAGGTAGGTTATTTATGATAGTAGTTAGTAGGGTATTTATGATCTGCATAGTAGCTGACATTATAGCTGGCATATTTTGTTGAATACCTGTTACTAGGCCGTTAATTATATTTACTCCAGCTTCTAAGAATTGAGGTAATACTGAAATAATACCGTTTAATAATTGCGGTAAAGCATTCATTATACCCTCTGATATTCTTTGTACGGCTGGCATTACGTTTCCTAATACTCCTAAGTTATTTTCTGTTCCGTCTCCTGCGATAGTAAGCATTAAATTACGTACTAAATCTTCTATATTTGCTGATCCATCACCTAGTTTTGTTAGTAGGTTGCTCCATGCTGACTTCATGGCTTTTACAGATCCTTGAATAGTTCTTCCTGCTTCTTTAGAAGTAGTACCTGTTATACCCATTTCTGTTTGGATAATATGTATTGCTTCTGTTACGTCTGCGAAACTGTCTATAGATAGGTTAGCCATTTCTCCGTTAGCTTCTTTTACTTTATTTGCGTCTGCTATTAGTCGTTCCATTTCGCCTTTAGTACCACCATACCTTGCATTCACACGAAGTCGCTAATTTCGTACCGTTCTCTTATGAACTGCTATATGTCGCCATATAGAGTAGACTATCTCTTAACTCTTTCGAGTTCCTCGCACTTCCACTCGCTTGAGTGTACTCCCTTTCGGGATAGTCGTTACACGTTCCTAAAATTACTTTTTTGAATTGTCAATATTTTGTAATTTTAGGCTTCGCACGGTATTGTCTACGTGAGAGTTTCACCGTTTTCACGAGGTTTTACTTGAGCTATTTTGTTAACCCAATTTTAAGTTATCCAGCATTGTGTAATTAGATTTTGCAAAGCCCTGATAAGCATTTTGGATCATTTCCATAGAAGTACCCATTTTATTAGCGTTATCTGACATATCTGTAATAGCTCTATCTGAGTATTCTACGGCTTTTTCCGTGTCTCCGCCTAAAGACTGTATTAAAGATGCTGAAAAACTAGTTACGGTACTCATATATTCGTTAGCACTCATTCCAGCGGTCATATATGCGTTTTGTGAATACTCTAGTATTGTATCTGCACTATCTTTAAATAGTGTTTCTACTCCGCCTTTTAGCTGTTCGAACTCTCCGTAGCTTGCTAGGGCTTGCTTTCCTACGTTTATAAATGCTCCACCTAAAGACTTTAGTCCATTTATACAGCTGTTTATAGCCTGAGTACCTAAATTAGCTAGAATATTCTTAAATACTGTATATCCTTCGCCACCTTTTTTGGCTTTTTCTCCGCTTTCTTCGGTTGCATTACCTAATTCCTCTATTTCTTTAGTTGTTTTATTTACTGTTGTCTCGGCTTGGTTTAGCTGTGTTTTCATTTTGCTTAGTGCTATCTGGTTTTCGTTCATATTTTGAGAACTTTTAGCTACTGCACTAGCTAGATCGTTTACTTTAGCCTGCTGGTTTTGAAAGGCTTGCGAACTTTCTCCAGATGCTTTACGGATATTCTCTAATTCTTGCTTTTCTTTTTCGTATGTTTGAACTAGTTTATCGTGTGCCTGTGCCTGCTGGCTTACTTTAGCACTAAAAGTATCGTATGCACTCTTTAATTGCTGGTAGGCTTGATTTTGCTTTGATAATACGCTAGTCATTTCTGTAGTTTTTGCCTTTAATGTAGATAATGAGCTATCGTTCTTATCATATCTACTAGCTACGGCCGTTAGTTCTGATCCAGTTTCTCGTAAGCTCTGTGATATTTGCTTTAATGCGTTCTTATACTCGTCTGCGCCTGTTAGTTTTATTGATCCTCCAAAGCTAGCCATGTTTCATCTCCTTCCTAATGTTCCACGTGGAACATTTTTTTGTATTTTCTTTTCTTTTTGAAAATTAAAACCATTCTTCCTCTTGCTGTTGTCTACTATATAGTTCCCTATATGTTACGTTTTTTATTCTCATCTGTAATTCTAGATCGAAGTTATCTTTGTAGTGCTGATATAGTTTACTAAATAGCCTATATGTTAGTCTTCCTGTCTCTTTGAATGATAGATTTAGTTTAGACTTCCCGATATAATAAAAAAATGTAAAATCTATAGGCTGTGCTTCTTCGCCTTCTATTACATCAGGAATTATGCGTTTTTTCCTTCGTCTGTTTTAGTACTTTCTACTACTGTATCTTGTAATACTTTTGTCATATTATCTAGTCCGATATCTGTAAGCATTCTACCTACGAAGGCTGGTGTTACTGGTTTATATTCTGTTCCGTTTTCTTCTGCTTCGATTTCTAGTGCTTCGTTTAGCATAGCTGTATATCCAAACTTTAATGCTTTTACGTTTACTTCTTGATCTACTCCAGACGTTAGCTCCGTCCACTTGTCAAGTGTTCCGTATTCTTCTTGAATTGCTTCCATTACGTTTAAATTAAATACTACTTTATATTCTTTTTCTTTATAAGTTATTTTACCTGCATTATCTTTCATTTCATTTATCCTCCTATATTAAAAAAAGGGGTAGGTTTATTCGCCTACCCTGTTATTATGCACTTGGAGTTGATTCGAATAAACCGTTTAAGTATGTTCTTGCTTCTGTTATTGTTTCGAATGTTTGAGTTTTGCTCCATGTACCGTCTGCTAGCGTAGATATAATTCCTTCTAATGTAGTAGTTCCGAACTCTACGCTTTCGCCTTTAGTTGTATCTTCTTGGCTAGGCTCTGAGAATTTTACTTTTGGTAAGAACTCTACTTTATACTGATAATTTCCTGCTACCATCTTAGTTACGATACGTCCTAATGCTACGTATGGAGCTGTATCAGTAGCTTTTCTTACCATTTCCTCGCCTGATATTGTATGTCCTAGTAATGTAGCTTGTGTAGTTAAATCTGCGTTATCTACTTCAATTGATACTGTTCCACTTTGGAATGAAGTATCGCTTTCTGCTAAGCCGTCGTCTGCGTATAGCTTAGCGTCGTTACTTGAAATACTTACACTACAGCTTACTGCTTTTCCAGGTTTTAGCACTTGTCCGTATGTAGCTTTACCGTCGCTGGCTTCTGTAAGTACTCCATATAAAAAGTTTTGTAATCCTATTTTAGCCATTTTGCTCCTCCTCTATTTTTGCAAAGCATAACGTCTTATGATAGTAACCTGTATCGTCTTCGTATAAGTCCTGCGAAGTCATACTAGGCTGATATCTCCAGTCGTTTGCTTTTAATATTTCTTTTACACTTTCTACTATTGTTAGATAATTACCTTTACTATATATATCAAAGTCGTAGTATCTTACGTAGGCTTGTAGTTCGTCGTCTGCACTGAAGGACGTATCGTCCTGTATTTCCTGATAGGTTATATAGGTTGTAGCCTTACCTGTATATCTCATAAATGATACAGGTATAGCTTGTCCATCTACTGTGAAGTTTGCGAATATTGTTTGTAGTTCGTTATTCATTTAATAGTCCTTTACTATATCTTTTTTGTGCTTCTAACATAGCTTTTTCTATTTGTGCCTTTTTGAATGATCTTCTAAAAAAAGGTTGCTTTGTAAATTTACTAGATCCGTACTCGAATACGTTTGCTACTAGCGGTGCTGGAGTTTTTACTCCGTTTTTATTTGTAAAATATCCGAAGAAGCCCACTTTAGTATTTATACCGTTATCTGTAGGAGTTTTATATACCCTAGTTACTTTTAAACAATTCATTATATTACTGTCTGCGAAACTTTTAGGTATGTTACTTTTGATATTGTTTAGCGTTACTTCTGCTCCTGCTTGCGTCATTTCTCCGAATATCTTATCACTATTGCCGTTAATGTATTCTATATCTTTTAGGATCTCTGTAGGTAGTTGCATTACGAACTTAGCCATTAATGAGTTACCTCCTTAGCTTGTAGTTCTAGCTCTACGTTAGCAAAGTCTATATTATTTAGATATTCTATCTTATAATCTTTATCTCTAAACTTAATTAAAATATCTCTATTTGAATTATTGCTATTGTAGTATGTTTCTTCTACTGTACTCGAATATCTAATAGTAAAGTTTACGTATGCTTTGTCAAAGTCACTATTATTAGTAATTAGGGTATAGCCTCGTAAAGTTTTTACTTCTGCATAAGTAGTAAGTATATCTTTTTCTACTGGTGCTGGGAAGCCTGCACTGTCTATACCCTCCACTATTTCATATATAACTATTCTACGATTATACTTGCCTGCGTTTACTGGCTTACTCATAGTAAGTTGATACTATGCATTCCTAGAATTGTCTCTACTGGATATGATAGAGACGCTTTATCTACGTATAGCGTCCTGTTATCCCACATATCCTGACAAAGTATCAATGCTACGATTACGAAGTCCTGATACTGATCTAGGTCTGTCTGTCCTGTATAATTTGATATAAAGGTCTTAGCAATTTCTAATAAGTTAGATAGTGTATTCTTGTCGTCCTGTGATACTTCTACTAGTCTGATATATTCGGCTATATCGTTAGTAGTGATATCACTTACTTTTGAAATACTATTCATTTTCTACCTCCTTCTTTTTGGAGTTACCTAAGCAACAAATAATATTTTTTAATTATATTTTTTCTTATGCACTTGGAGTTGTTCCAGCCATTTTTACTGCTACGATCTTTTGAGCGTTTTCTACTTTACTATCGAACTCGATCCAGCCTACTACTCCTACAGCGTGCATTGTAGCATATTTTTCTCTTAATACTTGGATGCTTAATTCTTCTGAGAACTTAGTAGCAAGTCCTGACATATCTCCATAGTAAATTGCTGTTTTTCCTGCTGTGATATCGTTCATATTATCAGATACATATACAGGTTTTCCTAATAAAGATTTTCCAAATGGTAAGCTGATATCGTCTTGTAATAAATATCTTCCCATTTTGTCTTTTAAGCTACGGATAGCATCTCTTGTAGCTGGTGACATGATCCAGATAGCGTTATTTTGATAAACGTCTTTTACTTGTCCTTGTGCTAAGATTAGTTCGTCTGCTGTTACTTCTGTAGCTGATGCTGTAGTCTTAACATTAGTTAAGTTAGATAAACCTGTTACAGATCCTTTACCGTTTAGTAATGTATCTTCAATAAATCTAGAAATATCATAAGCCATTACGTCTACTACGAATGCTACGATATCGAATTGAGAATTGTTAATTAGTGATCTTGAAACTAAAGATAAAGCTCCTGCTAAGTATCCTGTTAAAGTAATACTATCTAATTTTCCGATATTGCTTTCTAGTTCTTGGAACTCTGTAGCGAATGCTACTGTAATAGCTTGTGTACTTTCGTCGTAGTATGGTAATTCTAGTGTTCCTTTTACATTGTATTTAGTTGATTTTTGTAAAATAGGTGAAATATCATATACTTTACGAATAATACGATTAGCAATAGTAGTAGGAATTACAGCTCCATTATCGGTTAAAGTCATATTAGTAGCTCTTTCGTTAGTTACTACTCCTCTAATATAATCAGCGAATGCTTTTTCTTCGTTTAATGCTCTTTCTTCTTTTTCGATTTCTACTTCTGTTTTAGCTTCGTCTTTTGGAAGCCCTTCTTTTTCTAATGCTTTTCCTTCCATTTTGTCAAACTCTCCTTTCAATTCTAATGTTTTCATAATGCGTCTTACATTATCTCTGATTTCTGCTAATTCTTCTGCTTCTGCTTCTGTTAGCTCTCTTTTTTCTTCTTTTGCCTTATTTAGAGTTTCTTCTGCTCTAGTAATAAGATCATTCTTTCTTTCGTTTAGTTCTTTTTCCATAGTTATTTTTCCTCCTTCATTTCTGCTATGATTTCTTCATATTTAGAATAATCTATATTTACAACTTCTTCATGTTGCTTAGGCTCTGCCTCATTTGGTACCTCCTGAGCTTCTGCTTTTTCTGGTACCTCTGCTTCTACTGGTGTAGATGCTTCTTCTTTTGGTGTTTCTTCTGGTTGTTCTTCTTTTGTTTGAACTTCGTCTATGAAGTCTTCGCCTCTGAAGTGTACTACGTCTTCTTCTGCTCTGGCTGTGATTAGTGTACCTTCGTAAGCTGGTGACTTTCTTCTATCAAGGATAGAAACTTCGGCTAAGTCAAGGTCTTTTACTGCTCTGTGTGGCATTCCGTCTCTAATAGATTTTTCTACGTCTCTGTCTGAGAAACCGAAACTCCAGCCTACTAAGTCTCCTGCTCTGGCTTTTTTAATTACTTCTGGATCTGTGATAGTGGCTCTAGCTTTTAGTCCTATGTTATCTTCTTCTAGTTCTAGGTTTCCTGCTTTGGTACTTCCTAGATCTCTGTCCCAGTCATGATTAAGAAGTATATGTACGTCGTCGTTTCTTTTTAGTGCTTTTTTAAAAGCTCCTTTACATATACGTTCTATGAATTGTCCTACTCTGCTCCAGAGTGGCTTACTATCTCGCTCTATAGCGTTTACTCAGACATAGCCAGAGATTTCTACTTTATCTTCTTTTACTCTAACTAACATTTATATCACCTCCTCCTATGCGTCAGAACTATTTCCGCTTTCTTCAAACTCTGTATCTAGTTCTTTATCTAATAACAATTTTTGTATTTGTGCTTCTGCGTTTTCGTCTATTGCACTTTCTGGCTGTGCTTCTGGTGTATCTGTAATATTAGCTGTTGTATCTGTATTAGGTGTATAGAATTGGTGCGTATTTGCGTCGTATAGTACTGCTCCTAATCCTACATTTAATACGTCCATTCCTTCTATCATATTTCTGTTATCCATTCTTCTTAGTTCGTTTATAGTTAGCATTCCTATTTCTTTATATAGTTTATATATTTCTGCTTGCTCTTTAGGGTTTGCTTTTAGGATCTCTTTTACGTCGAACTCGAAGAACATTTTATTCTTTTCTTTTTCTAGTAATAAGTCTTTGTTTAAAGCTGTAGTGAATGCTTTTACTATTGGATATATTCCTTCTTTAAATGTCCTATAAAAATCATTAGGGTATATATGAAATATATTATTTATTTCGGCCTGTAGCGTCTTCTTGCTTTCGTTTAGTTGCATTTCTACTGAGCTATTACTAGCTTCTTGAAACTCTAGTCCATTATTTAAAACTACTACGTTTTCTGTACTATTAGCATATAGGTTGTTCCATGCTTGCTTTAATACGTTTATTTCGTCCTGCCCTAGCTTTCTTTGTGATTTTAGAAAGCCTTTTTTATTTCCTCCAGATTTAACTATATTTAGTTGATATAGTAGCGTATTAAATGCTGTTTCTAGTGCTGTTCCTACTTCTTCTGTTAGTCCTACTCCAGTTGCTCCGTCTTTTGTATTACGAAGTAACTTTATAAACTCGTACTTTTGGTAAGTTTGGCCTTCTACTATTAGATAAAAGTCTTTATATATTGGTTTGAAATTAGGTATAGCACTTACGTATATATCTTTTACGTAGAATAGTCCAGTTACGTCGTTTCTATTTCTCCTGATATATGAGTATCCACCTTTTCCTAGTAGATAGTCTTCTACCATTGCTTTTTTCATCTGGAATGCATCTAGAGTGTCTCCTGTGTCTCCGTTTAGTAGTAGTACTCTAGGATCGTCGTCCTTACTTTCTACTTTACCGTCTTTATACTTGTATAGTTTTACTGGCATTGACGCTATCATTCCGCTTATGAAATCTACCGCTCCTGATACTGCAGGTAATGTTAATGCCTGTTCTCTGGTAATAGGCTCGCTATTTAATAATGCTTTTAATAATACGTCGTTTGCTACCATTTCCTGATTAACTGGAGCTGGTGTTTCTTCTCTTTTTTCTTCTTTTCTAAATCTATCGAATAGTCCCATTTCTCCACCTCCTTTGATTTATTAGTTGTTTTATTATTTTTTATTTGTTTTTTTTGCTGTAGTTTTTTTAGCTGGTGTTTTTTCTTCTTCTGGAATTACTTCTACTACTTTTACTAGTTCTTTTTCTACTAGAACTTCTGCTCTAGCTTTTGCTACTTCTAATTCTTCTCCTACTTTTACTAGTCTCTTTAGTTGTAGATCGTTGTAGTCTAGTATGCATTGTACTTTTACCATTTCTCTTACCTCCTTACTGCTAGATTTAATTCTTCTAGTTCTTCTGCTCTTATTTTATTTACTTTGTATGGTTTATCTTCTGGAGTTATTAGTCTCTTTAGTTCTAAGTCGTGGTATTTGTTTATACATTGTACTTCTACCATTGTTTTTAATTCCTGCTGATATATGCTTTTACCTTTTGCTAGTAGTTTATCGTATCCATCTTTTACTGGCTCGAATTTGAACTTTAGCGGTTTTTTCATTTTCTTTACTACTTCTTCTACGTTGCTACTGTCTTCTTTTAAAAATAAAGCATTTTCTCCGTCTTTTATTCCTATCTCTTTAAAGTATGGTAGTTCGCATACTACTACTGGTACTCCTCGATATAGTGCTTCTTTTAGTGTGTAACTATCTCCTTCGCATATTGACGGCTGAATTATCCAGTCTGCTTTTCTCATAAACTTACCTAAATCTAATCTATTGTTCATGTGTATTACGTTTTTATTTTTCCATACTGGGTTGCTCTGATATTCGTCTGTAGTATATAGTAGCCATATATAATCTATACCCTGTCTATCTAGCTCGTTTGCTATTGCTAGCATTCTATCTCCGCCTTTTATGGAGCTTAGTCTAGTTGCACTCATTAGTGTTAGTACTGGCGGATCTTCCTCCAATTCTAAAGGGTTTCTACATAGAATAGTCCTTTTTATTCCTGTTATATCTTCGAACTTCTTTTTACTGTCTTCTGTTATTCCGATATATGTTATTCTCGGATCGTCTTTAGGAAGTCCTAGTATCTCTGTTGAATTACTATAGTCTGTATGTAGTCCTGTATATACTTTAGCTTCTTTATTTACGTATTTAATGATAGACGTATCCCAGTTAGTTATTAGTAATTTACATTCTATTTGTTCGTTTTTATGGATATAAACTCTACAGAACTTTTTTAGTCTTTTTAGTTGTTCTGGAGCTATAGTCTTACATACTACTGCTATATCGTAGTCTTTGTACTTTTTAGCTAGCTCGTATACGTACGTTTCTACTCCGCCTATTGCATGGATATTTCTCACATAAAATATATTATCGTGTTTTATCATATTACCCTCCTAAAATACCTGAATAGCAAAGTCCATCTGATTTAAAAATACGTCTTGCTGTAGTAGATATATTGCGTTTAGCATTGAAACTACCATATCTACTTTTCCTGTGCTTTTCTTTTTGTGTACGTACATATTTTTATTTGTGTCATACGTGCATCTTGCGTTCTGGAAGTTGATTTCTAGTAGCGTATTATTTTCGTATTGGAACTCTTTAGCTAGTATCTTTTCTTTTAGTAACTTTGTAGGTGGGTGTAATACGCTAGAGTGCTGTCTGATCTCTACTAGGTTATATCCTGCTCGCTCTAGTTTCTGAGCTGTACTAAGTGCATTCCAGCGGTCATATCCTATAGCTTGGATCTGTACTCCGTATTTAGTCTCTAGATTTAATATAAAGTCTTCTACTACTGCGTAGTCTATTACTTTGTCTCCGCAGGCTATTACTTTTCCTGTTCTTATTAGTTCCCTGTAATTTACCTTCTCTGTTACTGTTTTTTCTTCTATTCTTCCCTCTGGAATAAAGGCAAAGCTGTCAGCTAGTATATTGTTATTGTCGTCTACTGTAACCATGCTTACGCTGGTATTATCGTTACTCTCTGATAGGTCTAGTCCTACGTATACTACTCTACCGTTCCAGTTTATTTTAGCTTGTTTGCACTCCTGTACGTCTTTTACGTCTATATAGGTTTCTGTTCCTGCTCCCTGATATATAATATTGCAATGCTTTGTTACGAAGTTTTCCCTCGCACTCTCTACGGCTATTGCGTACGCTCTTTTTTTTACTAGGTCGTTCCATATCTCTGGTATCTCTAATGCCACAGGGTTGCTTTGCTTTAGGATCATATCGTCCGTTTCCCAGTCCTTCGTCTTATCTGGCTCGTATAATAAACTAAATCTAGTCTCGTCCTTCTCTAGTCCGTCTAGTACCTTCTTAGAGTAATTTACTTCGTCTTCGAAAGGGTTATCTATTGTAGGATATTTAGTACTGATTATAAAGCCTAATTTATTTAGTATGTTTAATTGTCCTGACTTCATACTTTCGATAGCGTAGCTGGTTGGTAATGCTCCTGCCTCGTCTACTATGAAGGCGTTCGGTAATCTTCCGTCTAATCTACTTGTAGAATAACTTAACGGAATGTATGTTACCTGCGTCGGCTTGAAAAGAATATAATCTCTCAGGATCTTAAATCTTTTATTATCTTTGTACTCGTATATCAAAGGCGAACTCCTGATAATTTCGCTTATCGCTTCTCTTACTTCTCTAGATAATGCTCCGTCTGGAGCTACACTAAAAAACTTAGAGAACTTCGGCTCTGTTAAGAATAGTAGTATAAAGATAGTCGCTATCGTAAACGTTTTAAAGTTCTTCCTGCATATCTCTAGTACTCCTATTTCGTATCTTCTTTTTTTAGGGTTGCTTCTATATACCGTACATAGTATAGCTATATAAAAAAGCCATTGATAGCCTGTAGTACATTCGTATAGCGTCTGTCCTGCTTTTAGTCCTTTAGGCATTACTAATAGCTTTAATATATTATTTACTTGTTTTAGTTTAGTTTCGTTTATGGTATATTTTTTGTCTTTGTCTTCTACTGTGTCTATAAACTCCTGCATTTGTAATTTTACGTATTTAGGAGTAGTCTCCTGATTTACTGATATCTTACAAAAATCGTACGCCTTATTCTTCATAGTCGTCACTACCGTTTATAGCTTTTAGTAGTGGATCTTCTTCTACTTCTGTTTCTCCGTCGTCCACGTTGTAGTTCTTAATTATTTTCATTAGTGTTGATACTGTTCTGTTCGCACTGTCTGTTGTTGTATTGTATTCTTTTAGTGCTGGGTTAGAATATAAATTCTTTCTGCCTTTTACGTATTCTTTAGTAACTAGCATCCCGTCGTCCTTCATCTTCTTTTCTAGTTCTGTTAGCATATTTAGTTGAACTTGATATCTTTTAAATGTAGTTATAAAAAAGAAGTTACTCTGAACTCCGCTTTCTTCTGCTATTCTGATTATCTCTTGGGCTTGCTCGTTTAATGTCATTTTTGCCATTATTCCACCTCATTTCTTTTTATCTCATCTTATAATGGTCTTTTTAAAATAATCCCCACTCTGCGAACTTCTCAAAGCCACCGACTTTGTTTATATAATCTCTTGCTATTTCAACTATTTCGCTATAAGGCTTACCATCTATTGTGTCATCACCTATTGCACAGCATAGTTCTACTGTTTCTCCTGTTTTTTGAGCTTTTAAGAATGCGTAGATATTTACTGATACATCAGCTTTAGATAAATCTTTACCGTGAAGTCCTCCACCAGTAACACTTTGTGCCATATCTGAACCTAACTTTCTATTAGTCGCTCCTGTATCTACATCTGTTCCACCTGTCCAATAACCTAATGGATTAAAAATATAATCTTCACTATCTCCTATTAGTTTTTTTAAATCGTGGTCTGTTGCATTACTTTGGCAACATATAAATTTATCATCTGTTAGTATATATTTTCCATCATAAGGAAATTCATCATATATTTGTTTTGCTAATCTGCTAATCATTTTTTCGTTGCCTGTTAATGGTACACCTTTAAATATTCCATTATCTCCACATCTTATTTCTTTACTTTGATTTTTGGCTAAGTGTTCATCCTGTGCTACTTCGTTTATTTCTACATTTAAATTTTTGTTGTTAGTTATTCTTTCAACAATTTTATTTATTTCTTCATATTCTATATATACAGAAGTTTCTATTATAATCTTGCAATCTCCATGTCCTATTAGCACTTCTACTGCTACCTTTGGATTTTCTTCTTTTGTATAAGCAAGGTCAACTATTGCTCCTGCTATTCTGTCTGCCACTTTATCTGGGTGGCTTGGGTTTACTTTTTCTATCATTTCATTAATCTCCCCTACTTATTAGTTCTGCTTTCTTTCCTGTAAATTCTTCATATCTTTGTATAATTGCATCCACGTATATCGGATCGTATTCCATCATGTAGCACTTTCTTCCTAACTGCTCGCAGGCTATTAGTGTGCTTCCTGATCCACCGAATAAATCCAGAACTATTTGTCCTTTTTCTGAGCTGTTATGTATTAGCTTTCCTATTAGTTCTATTGGTTTCATAGTTGGATGTAGGTTATTCTTCTGTGGCTTGTTTTCTTTTATTATCGTGGATGGTATTTCTGAATATATTTTTTTTAATAATTCTTTGCTTTCTTCTGGGCTTAGTTTATCTATATCGATTTCTTTTTGCTCCATTACTGTACTTTGTGTCCTGTCGTATATGAAATAATGACCTTCTCCGTCTTTCCATCCGTATAAGCATGGTTCGTGTCTCCACTGGTAGTCTTGTCTACCAAGTACTAACGAGTTCTTTACCCATATTAGCTGTTGTCTTACTGTTAGGTTATTATTTAGTAATGCTGATTCAAAGTTTATATGTTCTCTGGAAGCATACCAAACGTAAAACGCTCCGCCTTCTTTTAGGCTATCACTCATGTTTTCAAATGCACTATTTAGAAATTTCCTGAAGCTCTCGTCTGACATATCATCGTTTTCTATTGTCATTCCCTGACTATTAGAAATCGCTACGTTATATGGTGGATCTGTAACTACTAAGTCTGCTATTTTTCCATTTAGTAGTTTTTCCACGTCCTGTCGAGCTGTGCTATCTCCACACATCAGGATATGTTCTCCTAATTTGTAGATTTCCCCTCGTTTCGCTTTGGCTTCAGGTATTTCTTCTTCGTTGAACTCGAAGTCGTCTTCCTCGATATTAAAATCGTCTTTATTTATGTCTTCAAATCCGAACTCCTGCATATCTATGCTGATATCTGCTAGCTCCTGATTTAGAATATCTAAGTCAAATCCTGTATTCATTGTCAATTGGTTGTGTGCGAGCGTATAGGCTTTTCTTTGCTCGTCTGTTAGGTCGTCCAGTCTTATTACTGGTATCTCTTTTATCCTAACTCTTGGCACGCTAGTAATCGTCCATGCCCTTCTACTATGATATTCTCTTTACTCCATATCCCTATAGGATCATTCATTCCGAATTGCTGGATACTTGCTTTGATTTGCTCTATCTGTTCTGGAGTGTGTATCTTAGCATTATTCTCGTATGGTTTTATCTCGTCTATAGGTAGGTATTCTACTTTTAACTTCATTTAATTATCGCTCCTATCCCTATTTTTAGCCTTACACGGCGTTTTTTATATTTTTCTCGATTATTTACCCTATTTTATCTGTTTTCGCTCTTATTTCGGCGTTTCTGTGCGTTTTTTCCAAAAAAACATAGTATTTTTATATTTTTTGTGTTTGAAGGTGGCGTGTGGGTTTTGAAAAAAGTTTTCCA